GAGCCATTACCAACAGGCCACGCTCTAATTTTTCCGAGTTTTACTCATATGCACAGGGGACTTGCAGTAGAATCAGGAGATAGATACTTATTAGTATTTTGGTTAAAATGTAATGAGGAATGATTTGAGCATGAATGAAATGAATAATTTAAGTGGTATAGCAGGTCTAGGTAGAGGAGGAGATACTGAATTAGCACACGTTATGACAGGAGAAATGGTGGTTCCACCAGTTATCTCTCCAGAAACACAAGCGATAATAAAAAAAGAGATGATAGCAGCAGGACTAGATCCTAATCAATATACTGTTGGCGATGGTATGTCAATAAACCCCATAACAGGTATTCCAGAGTTTGGATTGAGAAAATTTGCTAAGAAGCTGGGTAAAAGTTTAAAGAAAGTAGTCAAAAAGGTAGCACCGATTGCTACTGTTGGCTTAGGTATTGCAGGTATTGGTGGTGTAGGTCCACTTAAAGGATTGTTAGGTAAGGGTGCTGCTAAAGCGACAACAGGCAAATTTTTTGGTGCTGGTGGTAAATTTAGAGCAGGTCTTGGAGGCTTAGGCGGCAGTCTATTTGGAGGTGGTCAACAGGATGTCATGTATAAAGACCAGTTTGGTAATGTAGTTTCTGCTGATGAATACGCTGCTATGAGTGATGTTGATAAGCCATTGTATAGTCAGGTCACAAATCCTAATATTTTTAGACGAGTTTTAGGGGGAACTAAAGGACAGAGTGGCATTGGTGTTGTTGAAGATTTAATAAAAGGCAGAGAGTCCGACTTTACAAAAGAACGAGGTGAGGAAGCTGGTGGTTTACGAAATATGTTACCAGATAATGCTGGGCTAATGGCTTTGGCCGCACTATATGGTAAAGCTGTAAAAGAAGATTTTAAACGTAAAGAAGGTGGACTTAAAGACATAAGACAGTCTGTAAGACCAGATCTTATGCCTGCACCAACGTTTCAAGGTTTTGATTTAGGTATAAGAGCTGCTGCTGAAGGCGGACTACAAGAACTAGATATGCGTATGGGTGGTCCAAGCATAGGTCCAGGGACAGGCACAAGTGACGACATACCAGCTATGTTGAGTGATGGAGAGTTTGTAATGACATCTGCTGCTAACAATGGATTAGGTGGTTTTAAAGTAACAAAGACAGAAACAGGTATAGAGCTTATACCAAATGGCAAACCAGATAGACAAAAAGGTGCTAAGAATATGGATAAACTTATGAAGACCTTTGAGCAATTTAATAAATTAGGAAAAGTATAATGAGTTTTTTTTCAAAAGCATTTAAAGAAAGTATTATGGCACCAATAGGTAGACCTAAAAGAGTTACGGGTTTACAACCTATTTTTAGAGAACCTACACCTATTATACCTGATGCACCAATACAAGTACCTCCACGTAGATTTATAGGTGAACCTGTAAATATTGGAGGAGTATCTGACATTATTCCACAGCCAAAAAATATTTTGCCATTACCTTTGCCCCCTGTGTCTCCACCAGCGTTACCTCCGCAACCACCTGTAAATATCGGTGGACCTGCGTTAGATATATCATCTATACCAGAGAGACCAATAATCCCTCCAAAACCACCATCAATAGGCGGTGTAGGTGGAATTAATCAAAACTTTACACCTTTAGAAAGACCGATCATTCCACCAAGACGTGATGATTTCATGTCTATAGATAGAGTAATACCTACAGATGATATGGCTAGAACACCTGTGCCACCATTACAAGCAATTTCACCACCAGTTATGCCTCCTGTAACCCCTCAACCTATAGCAACACCAGATCCAGTTATAGAATCTGCCCCTACCATGTCGTCTGCAGCGGCAACAGATGTGGGGGCAGTACCCACGCAATCTATGCCTATGGGTGCTATTGATCCTGTATTGTTACAACAACAAACATCTGAAACACTTACAGATCCGTTAATAAGATCTCTTTATTTTGGAACTCAAGATTCACCTGGATTTTATCAACAACTTCAACAAGCAGGTGCAAACCTAATTGGTAGCGATGTACCTTTACAACAAACAGCAGGCTTGTCTCCATTAGAGTTACTCGCAAGACAGCAAGCTGTAGCAGGTATAGGTGGTTTTGAACCATTCTTACAACAAAACAGAGATTTGGTAAATCAAGCTATAGAACAATCAAGAAGAGCAGAACAGCTACAAGACCCATATTACACACAAGCTGAACAAATTTATCAAGACACTATGGGCGCATATGACCCAAGCATGACACAACAGTTCTACAATCCCTTTGAAGACGCTGTAGTGCAACAAACCATAGAAGATGTTATGAAAGCTGGCGATAAGCAAGATATTGCTGAGAGAGCTCGTGAGATTAGTGCAGGAGCATTTGGTGGCAGTAGAGCTAGACTTGGTGCAGAAGAACGTAGACAAGACCTTGGAGAGGGTCTAGCTAAAGCATTAGGTGCTATACGACAAACAGGATTTAGCGAAGCACAAAGAACAGGACTTGGTGAGTTTGCAAGACAACAAGCGGCCAAAAGAACTGGTGCTGAGGGATTGATGGGTATTGGTGTTGGTAGAGGTAGTGCTGCAGCAGATCTAGGTAGACAGTTAGCTGGATATGGTGGTGAACTGACAGGACTTGGTGCTACACAAGAAAGTCTGAGAGCTGGTCAAAGAGGTGAACTAGCAGGCTTTGGTGGTACAGGAAGAGGCATACAAGAAACAGGCTTAGGTAGAATATATCAACAACAACTAGGACAACAGCAAAGACCATTAAGTGTGTTAGGACAAATAGGCTCTATGTTACCAGGCTATCAACAAACTCAAACACAGATTGATTCTGGTTATGGTATGCCAACAGATCCATCAGCTGCAGGACTAGGTGCTGCATTTAGTGCTTATGGTGCTTTAGCTCCAAGACAAGGAAGTAGTTAATGAACTTCATGAATCGTAAAATGTTTCAGGCTGGTGGAAGTGCCGAAAATCCATATTTTTATGTTGACTCTCTTGGAAATACCAAATACTTAGACCAAAACAAACTTGTTCCTATATTAAGATCAACAGACATTACTGCTTTGGAAGCATTAATACAAAACCCTGATGTAACATATAGTCCAGCTGCACAAGAAATATTTAGACAAGTTGTGGGCGAAAGAAAGGCTACTTTTTCATCAACAGATCCGTCATTATTTAAATTTGGTGAGTTTTTACCTGACAATTTAACAGGTTTATCAGCACTAAGAGATATAGGCGGATTTGGCTTAGATTTTGCATCACAAATTGGTGAAGGAGTTGTTAATTTAGGAAGAAGTTTATCTTCTGGTTTTGGCGAAAGATCTTTTGATGATCCTGAATTTGCGCCAAAAGATTATATCCCGTCAGAAAGATTCCCAAACGCACCTGACACCATTACAGGTAGACCAGGTACAGATCAAGGGTTTATGTCTGGGTTTGATGAGTCTGGTATTCTAAGAAGAGGTTACTCCAATCTACAATTAGCATCTATATTAGATAGATCCTTAAGTGATGTTCAAGATTTTTCTGATGAAATAGCTGCAATAGATAAAGTTTCTGAACCATTGGTTGAAACAGAAACAGTACTAGATACAGAAATACCAACTAGCATGACAGACATAGAAGTGCCACAAAAACTTACGCCTATAACTGAAAGTGAAACATTAGGACAATCAGCAACACCTGGAACAGTAGGTTTTGAAGAACAACAAGCTAGAAGACTGGCTTATGAAAAATCATTAATTGGAAGAGATGAGTTTGGAAATATTATTTCTAGACCTGAAGAAATAAATTTACCACCTGATATTAAAGATGAAATAGATAAAACTTTACAAGAACTTACACCTATTGAACTTTTAGTTGACACACAAAAAACTGAACAACAATCTAAAGCAGAAAATTTAGTTAAATTTGATCCACCAGATTTAGAGTTAGCTGAAGTAGATTTAACACCCGCTCCACCTGTTGTGCCAAAAGAAACTACGGGTATATTTGGTTCTGACAGATTTTTAGACTTTATTAGAAACGTTGGCGGTCAGCTTGTAGCTACTGGTCAAATGGGCGAAGGTTTGGCCGCAGGAGCAGCTAAAGCATCTGAAGAAAGAGCTGCAAGAGATTTATTAGAGGAACAAGAAACTAAGAAGTTTGAAAGGGATAAACAATTAGCCTTAGAATTACAAAAAATTAAAAGTCAAGGTTCAAATTTATTAGAGCCATCACAACTCGGTGCGTTGCAAGAAGATATAAATAAATTAAGCACAAGCGTTAAAGATTATGGTGGTACAGAAGCATCTATAGCTATTATGAATTCAGCGATAGATTTATTTGATGAGGCTATTAAAAATAATGTACCTATAACAGGGTTGCCTGGGTATGCAGTCAGGGGTATAGATCAATTAAAAGCATTTTTTGGCTCTACAGATGAAAATGTTTCTGATTCAACTAAAATTGCCAATTATATAGATCAGGTCAAACAACGAAGTATAAGAGAAATACTAAATGAATCTGGTCGTACTATATCTAATTTAGATAGAGAAATAGTTGATAGAGTTTTTGGTGAAATAAATTTAACAGATAAACCATCAGAAATAAGAAAAAAATTATATAACGCAAGAGAAAATTTAATTAGAAATAATCAAGATAAAAAAAGAAGTATTGAATCTACATATAGCATAGTTAGAAATCCAGCTTATCAAGGCGTGGGTATAAACGCTATAACACCTTTCGTAGATGATATATTAAGAATAATATATGGTTCTCAAGTTGCACAATCAGAAAGTGATTCTGTTGCAGGTATAAAAACCATACCATTAGCACCAAGTTAAACATGGCTAGATTCAGAGTAGTTATAGCACCTGGAGTAACGCACGTTATTGATGCTTTAAATGAGGAAGAAGCAAGAAAAAAAACGCAAGCTGAAATAGCTAAAGGAGCTGTATCGCCATTTTATGATGATTTGTATTTTGATTACGAAACAGGTGTAAACATTAAAGAAGGCATAGGATCAGACTTAAGACAAAAACTTGGCAGAGCAGAAATATCTAAAGACCCTGATGATCCATACAAAGAACAAAATGTAATTTTACGTAAGTTAATGGATGATTTAGAAAATTCTAAATCTCCGTTGCATCAAGAAGGCATATTACAAAATTCTGTTGGTGATGATGGTTTTATAAGAAATACAAAAGGTCAAGTTGCTTTAACACCAAGAGGTTTACAACTTTTAGGATTGCCAGTACAACAAAGAAAACTACAAGATGGCAGCGTTATAAATTTAAACACAATAGTTGATGAAAACTCATTCAATCTAAAAACTGGTGATTTAGCTGATTTAAGTGGTATTGCTGGACCTGTATTTGCAACCATAGCTGCATTTTTACCTCAACTCAAAGTAGTTAAAGGCTTGACTTCTTTTTTAGGAGGCAGAGAAAGGCTGGCTAGAACCTTTGTTGCTGGTGGTGCTTCTGCTGCTGGTAAAGGTGCTGAAGAGTATTTGGATGCACAAGAGGGATTTCAATTACAAGATAGAGATGAAATAGCAGATTTATTAAAAGGTGAGTTTGTTTTAGGCTCAGTAGGTCAAGGTGTGTTTGGTGAAATACCTGGTGTTGTATTTAAAAGTATTTTAGGTAAAAAAGCTCCTTTAGAAAACCAAAGAGCAGGCTTTGTATCATCCAGAAACTTAAGCTATATGGATGTTAAAAAGTTGGATAGGGAAAGCGTAGCGGCTGGAGGAAAATTTCTTACAAACAATCAAATATTAAAAGCAGCTAAACAGGGTAAGATTAAAACTTTAGATACTGATTATTCAAAAGGTTATTTGCCATCAAGAGCTGTCTATGAACAAAAATTACCTGCACAATATCAAGCTATTTTTGAAAGAGTACTAGGTGATAATAGAGTTAAATACAACATACCCTATCTAAGAGAAGCAACAAATGATGTGTTGAGAAATATTAAGAACGAACGTGCTGCTTTAAATCAAGGTATATCACAAGCGTCTAAAAAAAGTTTAAATGATCAAGTAAATTCTGCATTACAGGATCTAAGAGTTAAGGAGCAAAATGTTACTGATTCATTGAGACAACTGTTGGATGATGTTGGTGCTGACATACTTAATGTTGGTGACTACAAACAAATACCTACAGTCAGAGTCTTTGGTGAAGAACTTAAAAATAATTTAGCAAAAGCACAAAAAGCAGCATTAGATCAAAGCGGTGAACTATATCATGGTGTTGACAGAAAATTAATTAATTTTAGATATGATTATAAAAAAGATGCAGAAGGTAATTTTTTAAGGGATGCTGATGGTAACTTAATACCTGATAACACAAAACTTACAATAAATAGATTAGGACAACCAGAGCCAGAATTAGATGTAGATGGAAATGTTTTGCTTAAATCTGATCTTGAAATGAATAAATCAAAAGTCATAAATAAAGCAATAAACAATATTATTTTAAAACATCTTGAACGAGGTAAAAAAATAGTTGAATTAGATGAAGCAAAAGGCACCATGCAAAAAATGGTTGATCCACGTGCAGAAGTAAAAAGTAACATAAGAACACAATTAGGAGAAAGACTAGATGAAGCTATTAAATTAGCAAAAATTGGACAATATGATTTAAGAATGATTCGTAATGATGCAAATTATTTAAAAAGATTTTTAAGTGAAATTGCAAAAAGAAGTGATGAAAGAAAATTATTAAATAACATAAGTAAAATTTATGACGATTTTGGTGTAGGGCTTAATGGAGAAAAAAATGCTAATAGTATACTTACTGAAATAGCACAAGAGGGAGATAAAGCCATTGATGTAGCTCTTGCTAATACAGGCCTACGTTTAGGAGCTAATGAAAAATTATTAATCAAAAGAGCTTTAAAAGACTTAGATGAAGCTAACCTTACACATTTTGAAAGAATGTCTCCCTTTGATAACATAAAAGTTGAACGTTTAGTGCAACAAGGCGGGCAAGGAGTCATTGGTGCGGATGATGTTTTTAATGATGCTTTAATTAATGGTAAAGCGGTTGATTTAGAAAATGTTTTTAAATCTTTACGTGATTATGACGAATACATAAGCTTGAATCCAAAGCTAAGAAAAACTGATTCAGCAGGTAATACAATCAATAATTACTATGAAAAAAAACTTAAAGCAGATCTTAAAAACAGATTATTTGCTGACGCATTATATGAAGCTACAAAAGACGAATTAACTGATGTAAATTTTGCTCAGTTTGCTAGAGAGCTTTTAAGGTTTGAAAAAACACATAAGGGTAAATTTGATTTGTTATTTACAGATCCTGTTACACAAGTGAATACTGGTCCGACAGTTAGAGCAACAATTAATCAACTTAATGACATAGGTTTTAATCCAAAACCACAAGAGTTAAGAAAAATAATTAACGACATAACAAACAGAAATTCTACTACTGGTTTAAATCCAAGCGAGCAAGGAAAATTATTTGTTAAATCTTTAAATGATTTAGCAGATGCTACCGAAGAAAGAATGAGATTTGAAAAAACCAAAGCCATTGCAGATTTACCAAACAAAACAATAGAAGAAACCGTAAACACAATTTTTAGACCAGGATCAGCGTCTGTGATCAACACATTAAGAAATACTGTGGATGACAAAGTTTTTAATGATATACAACAAGCAAGTATGCAAAAACTTTTATCTAAATCTATTGATCTTAATGGAGAAGGCAAAGTAACAGATTTATTTAAATCTACAAACCTTAAAACTTCTTTGGATTCTATTGGAGATGAAACATTAGACTCTATGTTTGGTGCAGAAACAAGAAGAGGATTACGTGACTTACAGCAACAAATAGAATTTCTATCTGGCGGAGAGCCTGGTAAAGGTGGTGCTGCAGGTGCTCTTATCGCCGCAGGTTTATCAGCTGCTATTGTTTTTCAACCACTTACTGCGTTACCAACTGTCGCTGGGCTTGCCATTGCAAGGTCTTTATTAACATATCCACCCTTTGTGCGTTTAATGTCACGATCGGATCAAGGCTCGATTGCACAAGCATTGCAAATATTTAATACAACATTAAGACAATTTGGACTGAGAATGGTAGACGGAGATATAATTCCTATAAGTGCAGGCGGTGTAAGTATTCTTGATGATGCTTTTGAAGCAGGCAAGACTGCAATAGGTATTACTGATGAAGATGTGGATACTGGTATTGATGAAGGTTTCAATATGTTTCAACAACTTAGAGAACAAGTAACTGCACCGATCAAAGAACTGCCACAATTACCTAATGTAGCACCTATACAAACCACACAAGCACCCGTAGATCCACTATCACCAGAACGTCTTGACTTTGCTGAACGTATTGCAGGTAGACCTGTAGTTTAACTGTCCTCAAAGAAAGTAGGATCAACAGCTACAAACCTTTTAGCTGGTCTGCCTTTACCACCTATCTTTATTTCAACCTCTTGTATTTCACCTGCGTTCATAAGCCTTTCAATAATCTCTTTTACTTCATAAGACTTCATGCTACGAAAGAGCTCATGCCTATCTACTTCACGTTTGGAAATACCCTCGCCATTCCTAGATCTAATAAACGATAATACCTGTTTGATCTTAGACTCCATGGCACTACTAGCAACCTTGTCTCTACAGGCTTCTATAAACAATAAATCGTAATATCTAATGAAATCTACAGCCCATTGTGTTACATCGCCTGTAATCGCTCTAGCGTCCGCATTTGATGCCAGA